TGTCTTTTTAAGATCCTCTCTCTTTAATTCATTATTCTTCTTTTGACCTGGTCTTTTATTAATGAGAACAACTCTCTTACAAGAACCATTCTTATTAAAAAGACCAAGACTACCTTTCATTTCATAAGGAACACCATTGGTGTCATAAAAATCCTTACCATCTTCATGGTCTCCAACATATGTTAGTTGATTACCAGACCATTTCTCAAAAGACTTCTCTTGAAGATAAGTCCTAAGAGGACGGAAGGCATTGGTTTTTAACTCTGGAGTATTAGTTGCCTGAACACACCCAAAGAAATTGTTCAAATCACAAAGGTTAATGTCAATCATTAGGGAACAATAATACCGTCTTGTACACTATCTGGTTGGACAATCTTACTAAATTGATTCTTGTAATGATCTACTACTTGATCTGCAGGATCAGCAACATAAATTACATGTTCTTGTTTAACAGTAATATCCTCTACAGGACTACTAAGAAGAGGACACCATGAGGCAAATCCAATATTACCATCCTTAGTTGGGACAGCAACAATTGCACCACGGAAGGTTACAGTAGAATCATTAACATCTACCACATCTGCTATAACATCTTCAGATGTACTTAAACGAACGATCTTTACGTTCATTTCATTTCTTGTTCTTGCTTCAGTCATTTGAATTCGCATTCACACATTAGTTCGGTTAAAGCCGCTAGGAGGTTGATCTCTTGATCAGCAACAAACGCTATCTGATATTGATACTTTGCAATAATCAGCACGGCTGCAGGTATGCTGCTTGGTACTAGAGAACCGTACATACAATCGTAGATTCTCCTAAGGATAAGAGCAGGATCATTATCCAGATTCTGGACTACCCATTTACGGACTTCCGTAAAATTCTTAACCTTTAAATTTTTTACTAAATCCTCAGTTCTTACATCCCCAAAGGTTGCAAGAATTGCAGAATCTATTTTTCCTCCAACGGAATATCGTTGACATTCGTTGAGGACTCTTCTCCAGTCGGGGAAGTGTTTATTGATGAGTTCTGCGAGGACTTTCTTATCAGCTTCAATCCGCTCGCCGTCCAAGATGGATACAAGTCGCTTGAAGAATTGTCCAGCGATTGCTGGTTTTTGATTTCCTGTGATTGAGAACTCGATGACGGAGCATCTCGAATGGAGGGGTTCAATGATTTTGTTTTTGTAGTTGCAGGTAAAGATGAATCTACAGTTGTTTGAGAATTCTTCGATACTTGCTCTAAGTAAGAGTTGTACATCGGATGTTGTGTTATCTGCTTCGTCAATGATGATGACCTTGTGCTTCGCTTCCGAAGACAACGATACAGTAGATGCAAAGTTTTTTGCATTGTTACGTACCGTATCGAGGAATCGTCCCTCGTCTGATCCGTTAATGACATAGAAGTCTACTCCCAATTGGTTACACAGTGCCTTCGCAACTGTAGTTTTACCACACCCAGCAGGGCCAGATAAAAGTAAATTAGGTACTTCACCCGCTTCCAAAAACTCAAGAAAAGTTTTCTTGGTTGCTTCTGGAAGGATACATTCTTCAATAGTCTTGGGTCGATATTTTTCAACCCAAAGGAATTCATCCCTCATAATCTCTCAATCTCACATAATATGGTGCTAGAACATGAGTGTTGAAGTTTTTATCAACAATACCCCTTTCTAGATTTAACTCTTGGAGTAACCCCCAATCATCAGTATCCCCAATAAGGATCTGAACCCATTCTACATCATCTTCAAGTAATTGCACAGCCTTGTCTTGAGCATCTGTCCAATCTTCATATTCTTTTTCAAATGTGATGTTCCTATTATAAGGATCATCTAATCCGCATACTTTGTACATGATTAGGTGGGTTCCAATGACGAATTACACCAGCAGTAATAAAACAGTTAGTAACAAGATAACTGACAAAGATAATGCTGCGAACAATGCAGACTGCATTATCATACTTTGCAGTTTCAGTATCCGAGAAACTTCCCAAGGCATACTTCCATACTCTCCATAATTTAATCATTTCATAATTTCCATTATAGCATAATAAACAAACACAAGAGATGCAATACCATCAAGTATCAAAATAATTCCTAAGACTCCAAAACAATTTAACTTAAATGGTGCATACTTTTTCACTTCTCAATTAACCCATCCAAGGATGGTATCTCAATTAAGTTGCGGTATTCCTCATGCAATTCACACCCAACATAATCCCTATTTAGAGACCTTGCAACCCTAGCAGTTGTACCAGATCCCATAAATGGATCTAATATAATATCCCCAGACTTACTACCTGCCTTTATACATGGTTCAATAAGATCAGGTGGATATACTGCAAAGTGTGCTCCCTTATATGGTTTGTTAGTTACCCTCCATACACTTCGCTTATTCTTTTTAGCGTATGATTTACTAAGACCAGTGTGAGGGTTGAGTCCTGTCCCTTTATTATGATACTTACCGTTTGTCCTGTCCCGTGTTCCCCAATCCTTAGCAGGTTCTTTAATTGCTTCATTATCATAATAATACCTCTTGTTCTTACTTAATAGAAAAATGTATTCATGAGATTTAGTACATCTATCTCTTACTGACTCTGGCATAGGATTAGGTTTGTGCCATATAATATCCTGACGTAAATACCACCCATCTGCTCTAAGAGCAAAGGCAAGCATCCAAGGAATACCAATTAAATCCTTCTCCTTTAATCCTTCTAATTTATTACCACGCTTATTACACTTATCTGGTAAATCTTGTTTAGTTTTACTTACCGACTGCTTAGGATATGATTGTCCTTTACCAGGTCTGTAGTTGTAATAACTATCACCTATATTAACCCATAATGTACCATCATCAGTTAGGCAATCTTTTACCAAACTAAAAACTTCAACCAAATTTTGTATGAATTCTTCAGGTGATTGTTCTTGACCTATTTGATTCTCTTCTCCACCATAATCCCTAAGACCATAATAAGGCGGTGATGTTACACACATCCTCGCCTTATCGGTGTGAGACGCAAATTGTTTTAAGGTCTCTCTACAATCCCCATAGAGGATAGTATTTCTCATTACTGGAAGGATGAATCAGGTTCTAATGCAATGAAGTATGTGAGATCATAATCCTTACACTTAAACCTAGACAATAGTTTTTGAGATACAACAACATCATAGGTACCAGGTATGATCTTAATGTTCTCTACTTTAAAGTTAAATACAAACTCTTTGTCTGTCTCACCAACTGTAATAGCAAAGTCATTAGATGTATCATTCTTCTTATCTCTTACAAGAATCTTAACCACACCTGCTTTACCAATAACAGATAGATCAGGTAACTGATAAATCCCTGCTGCTTTAAGCAAACGATCTAATTGTTGTGTATTCAATTCAAATGATACATCCTCACTAGGAAGATCTAAATTCTTATCTGGAGGTGTAACTATTACACTAGGATCAGCAAAGAAGTATTTGGATCTCATCCTACCTTCTTTGATAACCACATGATTGTCATTAGTAAAATCCAAGTCTGGATTCTGATGCAATCCCATACCATTAAGGAATTGATTCAAATCATAAATCCCAAAATCTTTAGGAAATTCCTCAACTACTTCTGCTTCTGCAAGAATATTCTTCATCACACTCATGGTGCGAAGTTTACTACCCTCTTTAAAAAGAATAGATTGATTAATGTTGCTAAAATTCTTAAGTAGGTTGACCGTTTTGTCAGAAAGTTTCATAACGAGTATTAGTATATTCAGGTTCTTTAGTGTTGCCACTGAAGTAATAAAGGAGTAAGCAATAATGCATTGCTTTTAGGATGTCCTGCTTTGCAGATCCCTTCTTATCATAACGACTCAAATACTTAAGTGCATTAGAACGACAGAATGATTCTGCATCACCTACAGAGTGAATAAGATCAAGAGTTTGAGTATCCGAGTTTTTATTCGTGTAATGTCCTCTATAAGTAGAAGAGACATAATCTTTAAGGTCTGCAATACCTTTATCTTCTTGATACTTTTGAGACTTAAAACTTAGATCTGGTGTAGGTTTTGGATCATGAGCATCAGCAAATGTTATAGTATCTGGAGAAGCAAGGGGATTACCAGTAATACTGGTATCATCACCCCAATCTGGTACTTCTCCAAAAGTAACAACATCTTGACCATAACCACTGGTATCAATGTTAAGGGTCTCTGCTGCACCAACCATGTTATCTACTTGGAAGTCAACTGCATCTGCGTAATCAAAACTCGTGCTCGTATTAATATGATGTGCTATTTGATCATCATTATCTGATAAAGGATCGGTAGCAAATGGATTTGGCATATCACCATTCCGATTATAATCATAATAATACTTGGAATGCTTTGGTTCAGGATTAATCAGATCATACTCATCACTCTCTTGGGGAGTGATGGTATTAGATTCTGGTTTTGGATCGTACTCATCACTCTCCTGCGGAGTCACTCTATTCTCATCACCCATAGTAGAAGTCATACTTTTCTCCTAATATTATATCAAGGATTCGTCTTCTTGTCCATCTTCTGCTGGTACAAAATCAGGATCAACTTTGTCATAGAGTTCCATGAAGGACTGCTTAGTCTCATCATCAAACCTATTAAGACACATCTTAATTGCTTTCTCTTTGTTATTAAAGATACTATATGCTCTAATGATGTGTGTCAAACGACGAGTTGATATAACTTCATCAATACCACCATCATAAAATGTCTTACGGATGATGTCTGCCCAGTCTACAAGACGCTTACAGAACACAGTGTTCTCACATGGTTCTCTATTGTCCAATAATTGGATACCAACTTCTACTGCCTTTGCAGTAAGGATCTTATGCTCAGTAACAGGATTAGGATACTGCTGCTCAAAAGTTACACAGAATCTCTCTAAGAATGCTTCATTAAGAACATTAGTTCCAATAAACCTTCCATCCTCAGATCCCTTACCTTTGGTATTAGCAGTAGCAATTACGTTAAATCCATGAGTAGGTTTGATAAACTTACCAATCTTTTTAACGAATACTCCCTTACCTTCTAGGACTGACTGGAGGCACAAGATCTTGTTAGAGGCAAGATCAACTTCGTCCAAAAGCAAGACTGCCCCTCTTTGTAATGCTTCGATAACAGGACCGTTGTGCCAAACAGTGCTGCCATTAATAAGACGGAAACCACCAATGAGATCATCTTCGTCCGTTTCGATTGTGATGTTGACACGAATTAACTCCCTATTTAATTGAGCACATGCTTGTTCTACACTAAAAGTTTTACCATTACCAGATAATCCAGTGATAAAAGATGGGTAGAATAATTTGGACTGAATAATTTTCTTTACATCAGTAAAAGGTCCAAACTTAACGAATGTAGCATCCTTGTCGGGGATTAAATTTTGTTCAACTGCTGGCATTGCGGATGGTGCTTGATAAGATTGATTTAGATCTTCAACAACTTGAGTAGTTACTTCCAAATTCCATTTGCCTTTGGTAACTTTAAATTCTTGAATTTTCTTGGTGACAGTTTGATAACCAATATCATTCATAGCACAAAATGCTTTAACGTCTGCTGCGGTAAACTTTGTACCGTTT